AGAGATTATGAAAATACAGCAGATATGAGTACTACTTATGGGCAAATAGTAAGCGAGGGAAAGTATCACGGATTTAGAAAAGGAGTAAAACATATTAAGAATAAGTTAAATGCTGTATAACAGCTCGTATATTTGAGATTCTCGTAGGACTTTTATTTATCGAAGCGATCATCTGGGCGATATTATGGACTGTAAATAAAATATAACTTGCATTTTAACGATTAATTGATTACTTTCCATAGACGAATAAAAAAGAGTTGAAATATGATGAACACACAAACAAAATCCCCGATGAGTCTTGGCTCGTCACCAAATAGGCTACTACATGGCAGTCTAAACTCTACTTGTCGGGGATATTTTATAGGTAAAGTATGTATAAAGTAAGGGAAGAAAAATGCCAAGACCACAAAAAATAGGACTTGATTATTTTCCACTTGATACAATAATGGATGATAAACTTGAACTTATCGAAGCGAAATATGATATAATAGGTTTTGCAATAATAATTAAATTATGGGCTAAGATTTATAAGAATAGTTACTGGTGTAAATGGACTGAAAATGAAAAATTACTATTTAGAAAGAATAATAACATAGAGATAAACCTACTTAATGAGGTGGTAAACCAAGCAATAGAGTGGGATATATTCAGTTTAGACAAGTATAAACAATATGAAATTTTGACATCAAATGGTATTCAAAAGCGATATTTGTTTGCAATTAAAGAACGTAAAAATCAAGAATTTATTGAAGAATACTGCATTTTTGATGTTAATGAGTACATAAACTCGGTAAAAAGTAAGATAAACGCAGTAAAAGTTCCTTTAAATCCCTATATTATATTAAAAGAAACTATATTAAATAATATTAAAGAAAAAGAAAAGAAAGAAAGCGATAAATCGCTCATCTCACTTTTTAATTCATTTTGGAAACTATACCCTAAGAAAGTTGATAAGAAAAAATCACAAGATAAATACATAAAGCTACTGACTAAAAATAAATCATTGCATCCTATGATTATAAACGCCTTAAATAAACAAATTGACTGGCGGAATAAAGCTGATGAAAAAACATTTATACCCGAATGGAAAAATCCAACTACATGGCTAAATGGTGAATGTTGGAATGATGAAGTAAAAAAACCGAACTCAATAACTGACGAATTCAAACGGAACTTATTATGATTAAAATAGATAATGAAATATGTGTGTTGAGTTGTGCAATTGCACATAATAAAGCTAATTATATTATTGAGCAATTAAATGAAAGTGATTTTGTGTGTATAAATGCACGGGTTGTATTTAGGAAAGTAAAAATTTTATATGAAGCTGGAATACCTATTGATGCGGTTGCTATAGTTGACGAACAAATAGACCCTTTAGATATTAGTTTAATTATTAATCGTATTCCTACGGGCGCAAATTATCAGCATTATATTAATGTAATTCTTGAACATTCAAGATTACGAAAATTAAAAGAGATAGGCGAAATTTTAGTTCGTAAATCAAATGGGAATACTGAAAGTATTGAAACTATAAATGATATACAGGGTCAATTAAATCACTTAGTTTATGATAAAGATGGATTTGTAAATGGATCTGAAATGATGACAGAAGCACAAAAGTTATTAAACAGATCATATTACACGGGATTTGAAAGATATGATAAACGTTTCGGCGGTTTTTTTCCTACCGATTTAGTGATAATTGGATCGAGACCAAGCATGGGCAAAACTGCTTTGGCAATGTCATTTATTTTAAATATGATAATGGCAAATATTAAGGTTTGTTTCTTTTCGCTTGAAATGTCATTACGGCAGATAGGACAAAGATTTATATCAATGAAATCTGAAATAACACATGAATGCATTAAGTTGAATAATGTACAAGATAGGGATAGTAATTTATATCTTGATGCTGTCAATGAATTGCGGAAAAAGGATATTATGATAAATGATAAAGCTGGGTTAAATGTTTATGAGATCAAATCACAAGCACGGCAATTATATAATGAAGGTAAAATAGAGATCATATTTATTGACTATTTGCAATTAATTTATGGAACTGGAAATGAGCCGTCAAGAGAGAGGGAAGTTACTTTCATAGTCCAAGAATTAAAAAATCTTGCAAAAGAATTACATATTCCTATTGTTTTGTTATCACAACTCAATCGTGCAACTGAAAGCAGAGCTGACAATAAACCAAAATTATCTGATTTAAGGGAAAGTGGAAGTATTGAACAAATTTCGGACGTGGTTATTTTACTCTACCGGAAATATTATTATTCACAAAATTCAGATGATATAAACGAAAATTATATGCTTGTTGAAAAGAATAGGAACGGAGCAACTGGAAATATACCAATGATATTTGACAGCGAAATCGTAAAATTTAAGGATATATAATGAAAAAGCTAAACATTGAACTTGTAAAAATATCAGAGAATGAAAAAGAAATAGAAATAGAAGGCTATGTGAACGGATCTAAATTTATACCAACAAGCGAGAAAATAGATGCGAGCTGAAGATGTAAATACCATAATAGAAAAAGCCAAATTAAAAAAAGATGGTGTATATTTATATCAAGGGATATTATATCGAGTACACAATAAATCAACAAGGCATTTGGCACAACATGGAGTGATATATGAAAGATATGGAGCATTTATCGTTGAAATTGGTGATTATAAATGTGTTGCTGATGCAAGAAAAAAATTAATGAATTTATAGAGGAGAAATAAAATGAATAAAGAATACGATGGAATATGGATGTGTCATACTTGTGAAATAAAAATATTGCATAAAAATGTAAAGAACGGAAAATGTCCGTTATGTAACAGTAAACTTGAATGGATTTATGATGAAAAGAAATCAGTAATACATAAACTAATAGTAGCCAACAAGCGAATTAAAGAACTGGAATCTCCAAAACACTTGAGAGAACAATTGATAAAATTTACGGAAGAGACAGTAAACTCTTATGTTGACGAATCAACTATTTTGGAAATATTGGGAACAAATGATTGGATTGATAATTATATCGAAAACCTAATAGCAGACGACAAACAAATTAGAAAAGAGCAAAAACATAGTAATGATTTGGGTGATTTATTATCAAAAACAGAACTTGAGAATGATAATATGCAATGTTGCCAAAACTGCAAATACAATCACACCTGCGCAAAAACTTGCGACATCATATGGTGTGTAGGCTGGGAGTTGGATGATCTTAAAAAAGAAGAAAGAGAATTGTATTTATGAAAATAGCAACCGCTGACAAATGGTTCTCCCTTTTTATACGCCTCCGAGATAGCGAAGACGGAGTATGCAATTGTTGTACTTGCGGAAAAATGGGTTATTGGAAAAACATGGACGCTGGTCATTTCGTTAATCGACAATTCAAAGCCTTGCGATTTAATGAGAAAAACGTGAACGCTCAATGTAGGCATTGCAATAGATTTTGCGAAGGGAACGGCGCTGAATACTCGCTATTCATGATAAAGAAATACGGGGCTGGAACGGTGGAAAAACTGATCGCCACAAAACACATATATACAAAAATGGGATCATTTGAAATTGAACAAATCGCTAAATATTATCGCGAGAAAGCGAAAGAGTTGGCGAAACAAAAAGGGATTAAATTGTGAAAGATGTGTATGAAGGTTTGAAAATTGAATATGATAAATTGAGGAAATAAAGGAGAATGAAATGAAAAATAAAAAATCAATTGAACTGGATAAGCAATTAACTGATGTGATAAAATACTATCAATTAAAATTGGTTACTGCTAACAAACGAATTGAAGGAGAGAAAAAACACACTGTTAATCCGTGGAACGTGGATATTGAAAATGTCAAAAAAGAATTAAGGGGTATATTATATACTGCTGATGAAGCTAAAAAAGTATTAAATAATATGGCTGATAGATTAAGATATTTAACAAATCGCTAAATATTATCGCGAGAAAGCGAAAGAGTTGGCGAAACAAAAAGGGATTAAATTGTGAAAGATGTGTATGAAGGTTTGAAAATTGAATATGATAAATTGAGGATGTGAATAGTGAAATGGACAAACGAAGCCACGGGTCGCACGATAGAGATTTACAACGAAGATTGTATGCCTGCCTTATCGAAGATGCATGAGAATGAATTTGAGCTTGCTATTGTTGATCCTCCGTATGGGATAGGAATTAATAAACAATCGCTTGGTGAGGGTGGCGGATTATACAGACAACCCAAAACTTATAAACGAGGCGATTGGGATAATAATATACCTACAGAAAAATATTTTATAGAACTGCAGAGATGCACACAAAATCAAATAATTTGGGGTGCAAATCATTATATTTCAAAAATACCTTATGATAGTAGTTGTTGGATTGTTTGGGATAAAAACAATGGTGCTACAGATTTTGCAGATTGCGAGCTTGCCTGGACATCATTTAAAAGCCCAGTAAGGAAATATAAATATACATGGAGCGGATTTGTTCAGCAAAAAATGGGAAAAGATAAAGAAAGTAAAATACATCCAACGCAAAAACCCGTAGCCCTTTACAAATGGTTATTAAAAAACTATGCAAAAGAAAACGACCGCATACTCGATACACATCTTGGCTCAGGTTCAATCGCAATCGCTTGTTGGGAAATGGGCTTTGATTTAGTGGGGTATGAATTAGATACAGATTATTTCGAAGCAACTTGTAAAAGACTAAACGATCATTTTAATCAACAAACTTTATTTTAGGAGAGTATAAAATGTATTACGGCATAGCAACGAGACAAGAGATCGAGTTATTCACAGGTGAAGTCTGCGCTTTTTTTGATGATGAATTAATAATAAATGACGAACATAATCAAAAGTATATCGACAGCTACAATATGCTAATGGAAACGATGTGCGCCGAAACCCTGCTTGGCAATATGCCCGATACCGACGACAAACAAGGCATGGGACTCCCCCAGATCGACAGAATAAAGTACGATGATATAATTGAGAATTGCCAGGAACATAATAAAAAGATATGGGACAAATGGCAAATAGATATAAACTTGGTTACCTTTGAATCTCTCAAGTATAATTGGAAGTTATCCATTATTTTTGAAAGATTAGGTTATAAACGAATCTTTGAGGCGTTCCCCTCAACCCGTGAGGAGCGATCGCGCTATTGGAAAAAATATTGGAATACTTATAAAGGCGTAGGGAAACCAAGTGATTTTATGGAACGATCTGAAAGGTTCTTGGGGGTGGAATTATGACTGACACAAAAATTCAAGACTATAAAAAGAAAAAAGAAAACGAAGTCTACAAACCTGTATTAATTAACGATCATTTTCAGAACTACAAATCTTATAATATTCCAAAGGCTCAACTTGTGATAGCAGACATACCCTATAATGTCGGTAAAGATGCTTACGGATCAAATCCGAGCTGGTATGAGGGCGGTGACAACAAGAACGGTGAAAGCAAATTGGCAAATACTGAGTTTTTCGATACCGATAAAGACTTTCGAGTTTCAGAGTTTTTGCATTTCTGCAATCGAATGATAAAAAAAGAGCCGAAAGAAAAAGGGAAAGCACCTTGCATGATCGTATTTTGCTCATTTGAACAGCAATTTGAGTTAATCGAAAAGGCGAAAGAATATGGATTGAATAATTATATAAACTTGATATTCCGTAAAAATTTCTCAGCTCAGGTTTTAAAAGCAAATATGCGAGTGGTCGGGAACTGTGAATACGCTGTTTTATTATATCGTGATAAGCTCCCGAAATTCAATAATCATGGCAAGATGTTTTTTAATTGTTTTGACTGGCACAAAGACACACACACGGCTAAAGTTCACCCGACACAAAAGCCCGTTAAATTACTTGAACAACTGATAGAGCTGTTTACTGACCGTGGCGAAGTTGTTATAGATCCCGTGGCTGGAAGTGGAAGCACATTATTAGCAGCCGTGAATTGTAACCGCAAAGCGTACGGTTTTGAGATCAAAAAGAACTATTTTAAAGAGGCAAATGAAAAAGTATTGAATTGTTCGCAAGTAAAAATGTTCTAATAACCCTTGACATTAACGATAAACATAGTTAAGTTGAAGATATATTTAAGGGAAATGAATGAAAACAAAAAACCAAATAGACCAGATGAAAAGCACATTTCCTTAATCCCTTGAGTTATTTCGCTGAGTAGTCTGGTCTTTGTTAATTGAAATCAATGGCTCTTTGTGGCGAAAATATACAAAACGCACACTCGTAATGATGGAACTGAAAAACAGCCAGACTGTTCCTCCTGGTTGGCGGGTGGTTGAGGCATCAATGTAGGTTTGTAATCCTGCCAAAGAGCCTAATAAACGGGCGGTCATAACATAAAATATCTGATCGCCCTTTAAAAATTATGCCACTATACA